GGCTTTATTTCGGGGGGCAAAAGAATCATTTTGCGATCTTGAATTCTTTTTGCAGTTTTTTTATTTATATATTCTGCACCGCGCCGACTATTACAAGGTTTACATGCGGGCACATATCCCTCATCGATCGTGCCTCCTTCATCAGTATTTACAAGGTGATCCAGCTCTGTCGCTTGCGCGCGTCTGCACCAATGACACATTGGTTGATCGCGTAGGAGTTCTTGTCTTGCTGCTTTGTATCGCTTGGAGTCGTATTCGGTTTGTGCGCGCGCCATGTTCTACCCCGCTACCGCGCCGCAAGGGAGCGGCTTGCTCTCGGTTTGTTGTGCGTTGTGTTGCATGTCGGGCTCGAGTCTGTTGAGTTTGTTTTCGGTATGTCATGTGTAAGCGTAATGCAAGACAGACTCCAGAAGGGCCTCCCGTCCGTTGCCACACTGGACTCCCTATTCAATTCCTTTACTCACTGCGCTTCGACGCTTTGTCCATCGCCTTTCGTGTTGCAGGTTTTGGACGCGCCGATCTAACTCTGTTCCCAGAGATGAGCCCCGTCACTTGCGAAGGTGATACGACCTTGATGCTTGCCAGTTGTAAGGAATTTATGCAGCGAATAATCCGCCTAGATCTAGTTGTCTGTGAGTCTTGTTTCGCAGGCGTTTAGGTTTTCCAAGGAATGAAGTAGGTCGTAATGCGTGACAGTTTTTGCACACTACATCGCACTTAACCATCTCTTCAATGATCTGTAGTTTTGTCGTGCGCGCTGGGATGTTACTTATCTCAAAGAGCTTTGTCATCGGATCGCGATGATCCCAATCAAAGGCTCTGCTAGTCCGTTCGTCTTGCACATAGCCGCAGTCTAAACAGTTACCTCGAGCCATCTTGCATTCTTTGATCCATGCATCTGTCCAATCGCGGCGGAATGCGTTTTGTCGTCGCACATATTTCTCCTTATATCTGTCTTTTGCGTGTTTATCTTTGCAAGTTTTAGAGCAAACTTTTCTCGGTCTTCCTGATCCGTTGTTTGTGCAAGCCCCGCTACATACAACGCAGTAGGTGATCCATGTGGCGTGTCCGGGCTTCATTTTCTATCAGACTTCCACAATAGGAATCCAGTGATAATTGCCCATGTCACTCCGAACCATGCCCATCGACTCATGGCATCTCCCGCCGTAAGGCTTCATGCGCTAAGACAAGCGCGTCTTTGAGCTCTTCTAGTTGTTTAGTTAATGCGTCAATGGTGCGAACTGCGTAGTCGCGCTCGCGCGCTATTGCTGTCATGTGATCGTGGAGTCGGTCGTATTCTTGGTCTGGGTTTTTCATTGTGTTAGTCGTTCAGGTTAGATAGGCGATTGATTTTGTCTGCAGTGTTTTTTGCTGCCCAACGAAGCCTGCTGTCTATGTCATCTTTGCCAATGAAGTCATGCAGGCGATTTAACTTTTCTAGGGCGTCAAGCATTGTGTTTAGATTGTCAAGTTGTTCTCTCATTGTGCTCATGCTTTCATTCTGTCAATCAAGACTCGACACTGTCCCGATGACAATGTCTCTACAACTACATCGTCTACTCCGAGCGTCTTGTGAATGAACTCCAAGAGCTGGAAGTCATCCCATGCTTTACCGCGCGCAAGGCTCTTTAAGAAGCCGATCTGCTTTGGTGATGCCCCGCCGAATGTGTCCGGTGCAGGCGTACTGTTCACTCGGTTCACTTTCTCCATCTCGGTCACTGATGCGCGCTCTCCTGTATGTCCCAGTGGGCCGTTACTGATTGCGCGTCCCACACTAGAAGTTTCGCAATTCTCTAGGAACGATGTTTTATTGACTGGACTGTTTCCCATGACTTCTTCTGCCCAGCCTTGCGAGATCATGCGTCCATCGTTATCAAAGCATTCGCATCGGAAGATCACCGTAGAAGCGTCGTAGTGCATCATGGTCGTTATGATCTGTCCGTGTGGGTAGGCAGTCCAGAAGCGTTCTAAACGCTGTGCAACGGTCTCATAGAGCGATAGGTCAAAGTGTGCCATTAGCGCGCCTTCCATACGATTGCCATGTTGCCCGAGATTGTTGGACGCTCTAGATCTGTGGCGTAGACGAACTTGTCTTTGACCAAGGATCCTCGAGTCGGTCTGACCGTGTTGCCAGAGATGCCCAATGCGCGCTCAATTTCTTCATCGGTCGCGCCGCCTGTCTGCTTAAGATACTCATAGACGCGCCTGCGCTTTGAGCCGGACTTAGGCAAGGCGTTTAGAGCTGCAAGAGCAGAAGTAGGTTTTGCGCTTGGTGAGATGATGACGGTGTTTCGGTCAATGGCACATTCTTCACGGTATGCGCCGAGTCCGCGTGTCGGTGTAAAAAGCTGTAGGTCGTTCATGCGCTTAACGCTCTGATGCAGTTAATCGCCGCGCGAATCACGCTTGCATTAAATCGATTCTGTTCCCCACCGATTGTCATGTGTGCGTCGTAGATGATTGTGAGTTCGTCTAGGAGTATTTCGTGATCTTCAAGACGATCTATCGGACGCGGCGGTTTCATAATGTCGTCTACAAATTCTTTGAATACTTTGTTGTATTTGTCGGAATAATTTTCGGGATACATCTGTCGGGTCTCCTCTGTAATACCAGTTTCGGGATAGGGCTCTTCGGTCACTTCGGAAGGTTCCAAGGTGTCCATTTAGAATTATGCCACACTGCAAGACCTGCGATGAGGTTTATTTTTGGGTCGAGTAGCGCGTCGCATGTTTTTAAGATCCCTTTGGCTTGTAGCCATCCTTGGGGCCAGTATGCCGAAGGGGTGCACCAGAATGAATTGATCTGCATAAGCCCGTAGGACTGACCTACCGTGTCTTTTTTATTGTGGGCTTTTGCGACGCACCGTGACTCGCGCTTTAAGACGCGCATCAAGGTCGGTGTCTCGGTCGCAGGCCATCCAACACTTAAAGCAAGGTTGAGAGCTTGCGCGCAAGCCGTAGCCGGGGTAGTGACGGGGGGTGTAACTACGACTGGCAAGATGCCTAGCGGGATCGTTGCATAGGCGGTCTCGGCACTGACTCTAGACATGCTCTCAGGCGGCTTAGAAGCGTCCCAGAGGAGCACAAAAGGACAAAGTCCTATAGTTACCCATGCGAAGATTTTGATCGTTAAATAGCTCATTTTCCAAAGTCCAATTCTGTAGGGACGCCCCAGCTATCGCCCGCAAGAGTGCGGAAGGCGATCTGTGCGCGGATGATTGTGTGTGTGTCTTCGTGGCGAAAGATCTGGACAAGAATTTCTTGTCCGTTGTCTAAATTGCATCTACCTACTTCGTAGATGAAGACTTTCGGCTCTGTCATGTTTTGCACTCCTATCGTCGGTACTTCGACCATAGAGGATCGGTGCGCGCTATTGGGGGATTTCGGCGAACACTCTCTGAAAGGCTTGTTTGACAAGGGCTGGAGAGTCTGCCATTGCAGGCGAGATCTCATAGTGAAGCCAGTCGCCCGGCACGCCGTGAATAGTTTCTTTGGTGTATTTTTGCCACTTCTGTCGGTCGCATCTCCAGCCGCGTCCGAATGGTGCGATGTAATCAAGTACGCATTCAAGTCCGAGCGCGTTCGCGTTAGCGGTTACAATGTTGAGGAAGGCGACTGCACCTTTGCGACTTGCGTTCGGATGTTTCTCTGACTTGCGGTATGAAAGATCTACTGCTCGCCCTGTGGCATGCACTGACAAGTTTTCGGATCCGCGCATATTTCTTACGCCCCAAGACCCATTGTTCCAGAATGCACCGTCGCCGTATTTGATCGCCTGCCTAATCCATTCGTCCATGCCCTGTCGAGGTGCCGGTGCAGCTCCGTCGGAGTTGCCTGTGTACGGTCTCGAGTTAGGGATGTTAGGAAGTGCTGGTAGGACTGCCATCGGCAGGCTTTCTCTTAAGGCCGTTAGCGGCGACAAGTCCCGAGAGTGTGCCAGTCATAAAGACCGTCAGTGTGGACAAGAGATCTATGAATTGGGCGTCATTGGGCGACTGCTCTAGAGGCTGGGTTACAAAGAGCAAGCCATAAACAAAGCCGATGACAGTAAGTGCGAAGGTGACTGCAATAGTGCATCCGACAAAGACGATCATGCGCGCATGCAAGGTTTCTATTTCTGCTTTGTCCTTAGCCATTGCTTACCCTTTCGCATTGAGTAATAGTTGAGCATCGTGTAAGCGCGCTGTTTTTAATTTTGATCGGCGCGTTCGTCCGTGTTGTTTCGCATGCGGTCAGGAAAACTGCAAGCATGACGCTAAGAAATAGGCGTTTCATCTGCTGGTGGATAAAAGTTGTTTGTTGCATAATCGTAGGTGTAACCAATGCCTGCAAAATTTTTGTTGGGCAAGTTAACAAAAGTTTCAATCCATGTGCCGGGATAACGCTCTGGGTTTTCTGCCATAAACTCTGCAGTTACTACGGCTACATAAATAACAATGTTTGTGTTATCAATTTGTGCGAAATATTGTGGAACGCTCATACCTTAAACCTCACATATACGACACCGCTACCGCCTGTACCGCCGTTAAGAGTTGTACCTGCTGAACCGCCACCGCCTGAACCAGTGTTCGCTGTTGCGTTGCCACCTGTTGTTGCCGAACCTCCTGCGCCTGCACCTGTAGAACCTGCTGCACCGCCTACAGTTCCAGCACCACCACCGCCAGCACCAACAAATGTTGTTATTGTGCCGCCTGTAAAAGTTGATAATTGCAAACCTGCACCACCAGCACCGCCTGTTGTGCCAGAGCCATTAGCACCAACTGCTGAAACACCGCCACCACCGCCACCACCTTGATTGGCTGACCCTACGCCGTTACCGCCAGCAAAACCGCGAGCATTTGACACACCACCAGTCGAACTACCTGCGGTCACATTATGTCCGTTACCGCCACCGCCATTAGCACCTGGTCTGCCTGATGATGCAAAAGCAGCATCAGTACCGCCACCGCCACCACCGCCTGCTGCAATAGCAAGAGTGCCGATAGATGTGCCTGCACCAGTCATAGCAACCTGATTGTTGTTACCGTATGTTGCTACACCGCCTGCACCAATAGTGATTGTTTGGTTTGCTGACGCATAAATTGTGGTTTGTAATGCTTGTCCACCGCCACCACCGCCCGTAGGGTAAGCAGCAATAGAGACTTGGCCACCAGCACCGCCGCCGCCAACTACTAGCACATCAAACAAACCTGCTTTAGTAACTGTGAGCGTGCCGTCTGAAGTAAAAGCAAGCAAGGTGTACGCCTGACCGCCAACCGTTATGCTCGATGATGACCCGCCAGTAGCGGTGCCGTAGGTGGCTAACTGTTGGCTAAAAAAAATGCTCGCACTTGTCGATGTGAAATAGAGGCTCCCTCCACCCCACTGAGACAACGCCAACGAACTAGAAGTCGTGACTGTTGCAGTACCAGCTGTGACAGTGCAAGTACCCGCGCCAATGTTTTGAATCCAAACTGTGTCTCCAGCTGCAAAAAGCGAAGTGTTCACCGTGATCGTTGTCGCGCTTGCCGAGTTCATCGTAATACGAGTGCCCTTGTCGGCTGCAACTAAAGTGTAAGAAGCGGTCTTGGTTGAGACCGTCTGGTTGTAGTCGTTGGCTTGCAACGCGTTCATCTGTGCCGCAGTCAGGACTTGTGCGGCGGTAAAGGTCTGAAGTGCCATGTGTTTATCCTAAGACATTTTCTTCGTCAAGTGTGCCATACACAATGTCATCCAAGATGAGCTCATAGACGATCGTGGTTGGCGAAGTAAAGTAGGTGACAGCATGCCCAGCCGACAAAGTGAGCCTGTGCTCGAGTCCTTCAATGGTGAGATCTTGAGCGAATTGGGTTGGGCCTGCCGAGGTTGTGATTGACTTTTGGATGTTGATGAGGTCGCCTACATCAAGTAACGCCAAAGTGTCTTGGTCTAAAGCGGTTGTGCCGGGGAACTCGGTGCCTAAGAAGTTAAAGCGCGCTTCGGGATCTGGGCTAATTAGGTACTCGGCAAGGGTTAAAGCTGCGGCGTCATTGTGCAGAAGTGAGTCGGTGATAGATCGAGTCTGCACAAGATAGGCGGCTTGACTGACTAGGTCTTCTGCAACTTCTGGCGATGCTGCTCCAGCGTGCTGGATCGATGCACGATTGACCACTGTGTCCGCTTGAAAGGAGATGTCGATCGCGCTATAGCCGATCTCGGTTCCGTCATCATGGAACTCGGCGACAGGGACTCCAAGAGTCTGTCCAATGCGCTTCTGGAAGGTAATAGTGCCTTCTCGATCCACAAAGATTCTGCCCTGTTCGGCTTCATTAATTTTGTTGGCGTAACCTGCAACCGATGTACCATTGGCAACTGTGTAGGCAGCTGCTCCGCCAAGAGTCGCCACACCTGTCTCAATGCTCCGAGTGCCTGTGTAAGCGACTTCTGGTAGGTCTAGAAGGTCATCAAAACGCTCGCTTGAGAGCTGCTCTGTGACATTCCATTCGGCAAGGAAAGTCTGCCCTAACTGGTAGGAGAAGTCCGCACAATTTACGGTCACTGTGTCCAGTCCGCCGAGCGTAAAGGTGTAGTCGTAGTTCACGATGTAGCCGACCCAAAGCAGTTCTTTGACATTGAGTGAGCTGTACCTTGAAAAGCGAACTTCGCGAAGCGGTGCAAGCCCCGGCTGATTATTGTTTGGATCAAAGTAAGGCGATGTCGTGTCAAAAGGGTTGAACACTCCGTCGGCGTAAGTGTCGTTTAGCGTGAAGTTCATCGTGCCATAAGCGAATTGGTCGCCAGTGTTCGCGCGTCCGCGTTTTGCTGTGAGCGAGATTGTGCCGTCCATAACGGTCGCGAATTGCGATGTACCGTCAAGCACATATTCGATGTTATCCAGTTCGCCCTTAAGGTCGTCGTCAAGTGTGAAAGCGTTCCAGTCGTACCCTGTGTCAATCTCTAGGTCGTAGTTACCTGACCCGATTACCGCTACGCCTGCCATTAGGCGACCGCTATGTTCGCAGGGCCATTCTGCCTATTGAATGCTCGAATAGCGTTCACGACAGCTGTGCCGATCTCCGCGCTTGAGCCAAGACCGCCAGTGATGTTGATCGTGTAGTTGCCCATTCCACCACCGCGTCCAGATAAAGGAATGACCGCTTCAGGGCCGCGCTCGCCGATCATCGCAAGCGTTGGCCCTGTCACAATCCCGCCTTCTGCAAGGTAAGGAATATTAGGAACGGAGAAGCCTTTGCCGCCGATGCCGGGTACCCACGAAGGGATCCCGAAAGAGAGCTTGCCGACTGTGCTATTCCAAAGTTTCGCGATGCCATTAAAGAGTGATTTGTAGATATTGAAGACGCCTGTGAAGTAGGTAGTTAGTCCGTCAAAGACTGCTTTACCGCCTGCGAGTATGCCTTGAAAGACTGTGTCCACGATCTTTCGGACGGACTCAAACTTGAAGTAGAGCGCGGCAAGGATGGCGATGAATGCAACAATTGCCAAAATAACAAGCGTTACAGGGTTTGCCAGTAGTAGCGCGTTAAACACTGCGACAACGCCGTTTACGATCATTTGGGCGGCTGCATAAACTTTCATAGCGGCATTAAGAGCCAAGATCGTTACTGCAATTCCACCGATTGCGCCTGCCACGATTAAGAAGACTTTAGTGTTGTTTTGTGCCCACGCGCCAAAGGCAATTAACGGCGGAAGTAGGGCTTCGACTACTGGGATAAGTGCTGCACCGATTGATTCTTTTGTTTCGGCGAGTGCTATTCCTAGACGCTTCATTCCGCCTTCGGCAGTGTTCGCAGCTGCTTCGGATGCTCCACCGAATGATCCGCCGAGCACATTCAT